TGACTCTACTAACTATTCAGAATGGTATGCAACTAGAGAATCAGAAATTAAAGCAAATAGAACTGAGAAATATCAGACTGAATTAGAAGCATGTATTAGAGGTGGTAAAGGAACCTCATGTGTCTTTAACTATCAAACCAGTCAAACTATCAATGGAATGAATAAAGGTGAATCTACTAGAGATGCTTTTAAAGTTCTAAAAGAAATGGCTAAAAACAAAACTCTTACTAAAGAGTTATATGTACAGATTTTGGCTGAGAATAAAGAGTTTGAACATGCGGGTAGAAATAATGAACTAGTTAAATTTAATGAAGAATTTTTTGAAGATTTACAAGAAATTGAACAAGCAATTGAAACTGCGGAAATAACTGATTTCAACAGATCTGAAAGTTTAAAAAAAATATCTAATAGTAAAGAGTACACAGAGTTAGTTAATACGTTTGAATGGACTGATTATGGTTTACATCCAGATGCTATAAACAAACTTACAACCTTACGTAGTGAGCAACGTAGAAAAAATGGATTCTCTCAACCTCAAATAGATGATGCTATAAGAGATTTTGGACATAAAGAAAACTACTACAAAGAGAGGAAGACAGATCTAACCGAAGCCATAATGAATGGTGAAGTTTGGTCAGCAGAAGATGCCATAGCTCAAGGTTATGAGATGCCTGTCTATATGGATAAAAATGTACAAGATCTTTTTAAGAATGTACAGAATGCCAGATTTGATTATGAAACACAATCTGGTTATATAGAAGATTTAATTCTTTCTCAAGCAGGAGTTACTAACGAAACTAAGAGTGATGAGGTTTCACAATTAATTGACTACTTTAAGGATCAGTTAAAACGCAACATGATTAGTGCTGCTATTGCTCAACCCGATAATAAGAATATTGGTTCTGAACAATATCAGATTTTAAAGAATGCATTTATATCTGATATTGAAAATCCAAATGCTAGTAAATCTATTTTTAGACCAAATGGTAATTGGAAAGCTCCCACTACAATTGATATATCTAATATCCCAACTATCCAATCTGATAACAAAGCAATAATACAAACTATAGATAAGTTAACTAACAAAGGATTTCAAGAATCCGTGATGACTGCCAATAGCTTTTTCTCTCCTGAACAGTTAATACAATATGGTGAAGATTATAGTAAAGGTACATTTATAGTTCCAGCTCGAGCTAATTATATTGCTAGAAGATTTGGGTACAAAGGTCCTGATGGAGAATTACTTACAGGTTTAGATGTTATTAACTATGCCAGAGAAGCTGTAGATCTTGAACCATTAGAAAAGCCAGATGCTATATCTAACCTTGAAAAATTAGATAGTTTATCTATAGATGAATTAACTTATAACAAAACTGATGCTTCTTTAAATAGAGTTATTGGTAAAAACGTAGAGGTGGTACCTGAACTAAACAACTCTATAATGCACCCATTAGTTAAAGAATGGTTAACTGAAAACTCCCATCAATCTAATCTAAAAGGTGGTATGAATTTATCTCTTGAAGGTTTCTGGGGTCAAGCAAGATTATTAGAAAATAGACTTAAAGAAGAATTTCCCGATAAAGAAATTCATGGAGCTATAAATCAAATCAAGAAAGAAACTACTGATCTCTATAAAAAAGAGAAAAAAGAAGGTGGTGTTATACATGGAAAGTCTGGTGTTGATCAAGAGCAATGGAGAAGGAAAAAATATCTTGAATTGTTATACAACAAGTTTGATCAAAAACAGATTGATGATTGGGTAGGTCAATTAGAGAAAGAAGAAGTAACTAATACAAATGCAGAATTAGAAATATCTATGGATTTCTTAAGTGCATATGATTTTGATTTTTCAAATGTTCCATTAGATCTTGATGGAGGATTTTCACCTTTCGATCAAAACCGTTACCTGCAATTAGGTTACAAACATACAGGAAGTCTTGAATTTTTAGATGCACTAAAACGTCCAAGTTTTATGAATACAAATGAATGATGAAGAAAAAGAAGTAGTATATCCGACGGTTACTGAAGAAGCTAAATCATATTCAGATCAAATAATGTCTGGATTTAATTTAGAAGAGCAAATGCGAACTGGACAACCTCCAGCTAATTCAGAAGTGTTACCTACGGGTGAAACAACGGATACTACAGCTACCGGAGAACCATTACCTACGGGTGAAGGTGAACAAAAGGTAGAACAAAAAACAGAAGAACCAACACTATTTGGTGAAGGATATAAAGCAGCTTGGCAGGAGACTAATAAGTTTAATCCTAAAAATCCACTGACTTGGGGTAATGTTCCTGCTGCTGCTGGGGCTGGTATTACAGACTTTGGAATTGATTTAGTTAATAAAATTCCACACGTAGCTATACCTAAGCTTCCAAGATATGAAGATGAAACTCTTAACTTTGTAAGAGATCTTTCAGCATTTATTATTCCCCAGTTATATCTATCTAAGTATTTCAAAGGAAAAGCTAATATGGCTCATTCCAAAGTTAAATGGAAACTTGGTGATGGGACATTCGCTAGATTCTTTGGTAATGCTGGTATAGAAGCTGGAGTAAGTGTCTTTGTTGACGGAGTTAACTCCAGAAATGAAACAGATGATAACTTAGCTGGAACTTTAAAAAAGAGCTGGCCGAAAACATATGGTTGGATTCCAAATAACGTTGCAACATTAGACGAAGATAGTCCAGATCAAAAACGAATTAAGAATATTAATGAAGGAATTGGTCTTGGCTTTACAAGTGATTTCTTATTAGGAGCTAATAAATTAATTAAAGCTCTTAAAGGAGTTGATGAAGCAACAGGATGGATACCAAAAAGTGAAGAAGCTAGAAACTTTTTAAAGAATAAAAAGAAGAAATTTGGTAATGCATCTACTGATATAGGTGAAGATGCAATGATCGTTAATGACGCTCAACGTGTTCAAGAACTTGATGATATTGGTAGATACAACCTTAGTAAAACTGATAACCCAAATCAACCAATAAAAGGAGTGCATGATATCTATGATGACTACGAAGTCGGTTATAGATCAGCAGATGACAAAGGTTTACTTGGAGCTGAGTTTGACTCATATCGTATAGCAAATAATATTGATACTGTTCATGGAAGAGTAGGAAGTGTCTTTACTCCCGGGGCAATGAAAAACTCCTTAGATCTAGATGATCTTGGAGCTAAGAAATTAAGTGCTATTAGTAAAAGAATTAAAGACGTAGATATAGATTTTAAAGGATCTAAAGGTCAATACATTAAGAAAGCTGACGTTGTTAGACACGGTGAAGATTTAGCAGCAGCTCTATATGATTTTGATAGTGTTGACGAGATGAAGCGAGTATTAAATGCAGAATACTTTAAAGGTATTGATGCTGATACTGGTATTAGAACTTTAAGTTCAGAAGGTGTTGTAGGTGTAGTTAAATCTATTAGTAAATATTTTGATGATTACCTAAATATGGACATGGCTAAAGCTCAAGCTTTTGTACGTGAATCATTATCAGGTCAAATATCAGATTTAGCTGAAGGTTCAAGATATATGCAAGGGACTGCTGCGGTTAAACACGCTAAAGAACAGATCCTAGACAGACTTGAATACCTAATGCGTCAACAAGCTATGACGAAATATGTGAGGGGTAGAGCTTTATCTATGCTGAACTGGAAGCAGAAGCTTGGATTATTTTTTACTAAATCAGATAAAAAAAATAAATTATTTGATGAAGCAATTGAACTTATTAATAGAGAAAAAGAGCTTACAGCAGATCAACTTAAGCTAATCAAAGAAGATACTCGTAGAACTATAAACCTTATAAAAGAGTTAGATCACACTAAACCACATATGCTTGAGCCGTTAATGATGGCTTATGAAGTAACAGATGGAAATGTTAAAACTATTTCTCAGCTTAATAACTGGGTTAAAGGTTCGACATCAGACTGGACAAGACTTATCTACGATAAGAGTCCTGATATGCCCTCTGTTTTATCACAAGCTATTTGGGGAAATATATATAACTCTGTTCTCTCTGCTTTTGGTACACCAATCAAAGCTGGTTTCTCAAACATGGTTCTTATGATCGAAAGACCTTTGGCAACTTTTGCCGGGGCTATGAAGAATCCTGAGATAATGAGACGTGCTCAATATATGTACACAGTAGGAATGGTTGATACTCTTCAACAAGCTACTAAACATATGGGCGTTGTATTTAGACAGGCATGGAAAGATCCTAGTTCTGTTAACTACATCATGCGTTCTGATATTGCAGTTAAAAACGATAGAACAATGAAAGCTCTTCGTAAGTTTGCTGATGCCAAAATGATGGAGGGATATGAAGGTCCTTCTGCAATGCTACATAGAATAGAAGCTTTAAATGATTTAGCTGAACATCCAGTACTAAGATTTAGTGCTAATGCTATGACAGCATTTGATGGATTTACAAGATCATTTATTGGTTCAGTAGAAGCTCGTGGTTTAGCTTACGACACACTTAAAAAAGGTAAAGGTCCAATAAGTGAACGGCAATTAAAAGCTGTCAGTAAAGGTATCTATGACGAAATGTTTGACGATACTGGAATGATCACTGACAAAGCAGTTCAGAATGCAAGTAAAGAGATTGCTATGAACATGGATATGCCTGTAGTTGATGGTATGAATGAATTAATTAGACATGTTCCTGCTCTTAAACCTTTTATGATGTTCCCTCGTACAGCAGTTAACATGCTGGCATACACAGGAAGTCATAACCCAATTGGTTTATTTGCTAAAGGATTAAATGATTTTAAATATGCATTTGATGATCCAAGAACAAGTCAATCTTCAGTAATAGATTTACTCTCAGCTAAAGGTATAGATACAAGTAAAGTAGATATTCGAGCTGCATACGACACGATTAGATCAGAACATCTTGGTAGAAAAGCAATAGGAACTCTTAGTGTTTTCAGTGCAGTTGGTTTGATGACTACAGATCGTCTACATGGCAATGGTCACTACGACAAAACTGTACAAAGAACTAGAAGAGAACTTGGTTGGACACCTAGAAGTTATAAAGGTTGGGATGGTAACTGGTACAGCTACGAAGGTCTAGGAGCTATTAGTGACTGGATTGCTTTTACTGCTGACGTTATGGATAACTTTGACACTCTTGAAAATAATAAAGATTTAGAAGTAATGCTAAATAAAGCTGGATTCTTATTAAGTGCAAACTTAACTAACAAAAGTTTCTTAGCTGGTTTAGAACCTATGTTTGATATCTTTGCTGGAAACCCTGCGGCTATAGGTCGTTGGACTGCAAGCTTTGGTAGTGGAATGCTTCCCGGGTCTGGTATTCGTAATGAGATGTCTAGATTATTTACTCCACAAATGAAAGAACTAGAGCAAGAGTTTACTTCTCTAATGTCTAACAGAAACGTTATTTCTAAAGATGGTTTACCAGATAGATATGACTGGATTGATGGTGGACAAGTAAGAATGCCTGAAACCTTTATGGGTAGATTATGGAATACTTACATGCCAGCATTTAAGTCAAGTGGAGGAATGGGTCCTGAAAAACAATTCTTAATTGATATTGGTTTTGATGGTCGTCCTCAGCTAAACACTAATGGTAAAGGTATTGAATATTCTCCTGCTGAGAGATCAGCCATAACTAACCTTATGGGTAAAGATGGATATTTTAAAGCTGAAGTAGCCAAAATAATGAAAAGTGATGCCGGTAGAAACTTTATTAGAGACTACAAAAAAGCACGAGCATCAGGAGCAGATGTAGATAGAAAACAATACAACAACATACATACACTTATTAGAAATGCGTTGAGAAAATCTCAACAATTAGCAGCGAGCCGTATCGCTCAAAAAGGTAAGGTACAACAAAAAACTAACCTTAATGCACAAATAAAACAAGCAACATTAAAAGGAGATATAGACGAAATTCTAAGACTGCAAAACATGGCAAATAGCTTGTAATAACCCACCCGCCTATTAACAAAACGTTTGTATTAACAAATGGCGACAACTGAACATTTTTATACGGGTAACAACTCTCAAGTTAGTTACCCTTTTACATTTCCATATTTATTGAATGCGGATGTCAAGGTACTTCTTGACAACGTACTAAAAACTGAAAATACAAGTGGTCAAACAAATAACGACTACTCCATATCAAATACAAACATTGTTTTCAATACTGCACCCGGTAGTGGAGTCAATGTACATATCTATAGAGATACTGATGTAGACACAAGTAAAGCGGTGTATGCAGCTGGCTCCTCTATTAGGGCTGGGGATTTAAATAATAACCAGACACAACTTCTATATAGAGCACAAGAAGACGATCAGCTTATAGTAGTAACTGATATACAAGATAATGCTGTTTCAAGTTCCAAAATTGCAGATGGAACTATTGTTAACGCTAATGTAAATGCAGCAGCAGCAATAGCTGGTACTAAGGTATCTCCAAACTTTGGTTCGCAAAACATAGTTACGACTGGAACCGGTGCTACTGGTAACTTAGGAGTAACAGGAAATATAACCGTCTCAGGTACTGTTGACGGAAGAGACGTATCTACTGACGGTACGAAACTAGACACAGTAGAAACTAATGCAAAGGATGACCAGACAGCTGCTGAAATAAAATCTCTATATGAAGGTAATTCGAATACCAATGCATATACAGATGCTGAGAAAACAAAGCTAACTAATATTGAAACAGCAGCAACAGCTGACCAAACAGCATCCGAAATAAGAACACTTGTAGGAAATGCCAGCGATAGTAATGTATTTACTGATGCTGATCATACTAAGCTTGATGGCATAGAAACTGCTGCTACAGCAGATCAGACAAATGCAGAAATTAGAACAGCCGTAGAAGCTGCTAGTGATTCAAATGTCTTTACTGACGCAGATCATACAAAGTTAGATGGAATAGAAACAGCTGCTACAGCAGACCAGACAGTAGGTGAAATTAAAACACTTATAGCTAGTAGTCCTCTTGATGCTAGTCATCTTGCAGCTAACTCAGTAGGAACTTCTGAAATAGCAGATGCGGAGTTAACAACTCTAGCCGGTATGCAATCTGGTACTGCTTCTAAACTTGCTGACAGTACAGCTTTAACTGCTGACATTGCCGACCTCAACCAAATTGATGGTATGGCAAAAGAGACAACTATAACTAATGACGATACTAAGTTTCCAACTTCTGGAGCTGTTGTTGATTATGTTGCTGCACAGATTGCACCTATTGGTGGATTAGAAGTTATAGCTACAGAGGTAGCATTTCCTAACACACAACCTTCTGCTGGTG